ATGGCGTTGCCGTACCTGTTCGAGTTCTGGGCCCATCCGCACCAGTTGCCCCCGGAGGGGGACTGGCGAAGTTGGGTGATCCTTGGTGGGCGCGGCGCGGGGAAATCCCGCGCCGGCGCCGAATGGGTGAGATGCATGGTGGAAGGCGCACGACCCTTGGACAAGGGGCAGGCCCGGCGCGTGGCCCTGGTGGGCGAGACCCTCGACCAGGTGCGCGAGGTGATGATTTTCGGCGATAGTGGCATCATGGCCTGTTCACCGCCGGACCGCAGACCCGAATGGCTGGCAACGCGGCGGATGCTGCGCTGGCCCAACGGGGCCGAGGCGGTGGCCTGTTCGGCGCACGACCCGGAGAGTTTGCGAGGGCCGCAGTTCGATGCGGCCTGGGTGGATGAATTGGCCAAGTGGAAGCGCGCGCAGGAGGCGTGGGACATGTTGCAGTTCACGCTGCGGCTGGGGTCCCATCCGCGTGTTTGCGTGACGACAACGCCGCGGAACGTGGGGGTATTGAAGGAGTTGCTGTCCGCGCCGTCCACGGTGGTGACGCGGGCGCCGACCGAGGCGAACCGGGCCTATCTGGCGTCATCATTCCTGGACGAGGTGCGCGAGCGCTATGCCGGGACGCGGTTGGGGCGGCAGGAGCTGGATGGGGAGCTGCTGGACCAGGTCGAGGGGGCGTTGTGGACCTTGGAGACACTGGAGGCTGTGCGCTGCGACGCTTTGCCGGACTTCGACCGGATCGTCGTTGCCGTGGACCCGGCCGCGAGCAGTCACGACGGTTCGGACGCCTGTGGGATCATCGTTGCCGGGGTGGTGACCGATGGACCGCCGCAGGATTGGCGGGCGGTCGTGCTCGAGGATGCCACGGTGCAAGGCGTGTCGCCGCTGGTCTGGGCGCGACGCGCGATCACGGCGATGGAGCGCTGGGGCGCCAACGCGCTGGTGGCCGAGGTCAACCAGGGCGGCGACATGGTCGAGGCCGTGTTGCGGCAGGTCGATCCACTGGTGCCGGTCCTGCGGGTCCATGCGTCGCGGTCCAAGGCGGCGCGGGCCGAGCCGGTGGCGGCGCTGTATGAGCAGGGGCGCGTGACCCATCATGGCGTGTTCGACGTGCTGGAGGACGAGATGTGTCGGATGACGCGGGCGGGCTATTCCGGGGCGGGCAGCCCGGACAGGCTTGATGCGCTGGTCTGGGCGCTGACCGACCTGGTGATTTCGCGGGCGGCGGAATGGCGCGTGCCGCGCGTGCGCACCTTGGTGCGCGGAGCGAACGGTATGGTTTCCAGCCATTAACCTTTGAACCTTAGATTGGGTTTCATCGAGGACGCGGAGATCGGACCGCGGCATGGAATTTGACGGACCGGTGGATTGGGAGCGGGGCCCCGCGATGCGGCGGTCTGCGGAGGAAAGCGCCATTGCCGGGCCTGCCGGAGGCCTTTGGGGACTTTGGCAAATCGGTGGTCGGGACGCGTCGAACGCGCATCCCGGCCACATCTGAAACGAAATGGAATCGCGAGGAACGGAGCAGCATGGTTTGGGATGTCTTTCGGCGAGGGCGCAAGGATGAGGTCGAGGCCAAGGCCAGCGCGACCGGTCCGGTCGTGGCCTGGCAGAACATGGGCCGCGTCGCATGGTCGGCGCGCGATACCGCGTCGCTGACGCGGACGGGCTTTACCGGGAACCCGGTGGGGTTCCGGGCGGTCAAGCTGATCGCTGAGGCGGGTGCAGCCGTGCCTTTGGTCTTGCAGGATGCGCGACAGCGCTACGAGGTGCATCCGGTGCTGGACCTGCTGCGCCGCCCGAATCCGGCGCAGGGTCAGGCGGAATTGTTCGAGGCGTTCTACGGACAATTGCTTTTGTCCGGCGACGGGTATTTCGAGGCAGTGGGCGCCGGTAGTGTGCCGGGAGAGCTGCACGTGTTGCGGTCCGACCGAATGAAGCTGGTGCCGGGGCCGGATGGATGGCCGGTGGCCTATGAGTACGGGGTCGGTGGCAAGGCGCACCGGTTCGAGATGGGCGAGGGCGCGCGGCCTGTCTGCCATGTGAAGGCGTTTCATCCGCAGGATGACCATTACGGGCTGAGTCCGATGGTGGCGGCGGCTCAGGCGCTGGACGTGCACAATGCCGCGTCGCGCTGGTCGAAGGGGTTGCTGGACAATGCGGCGCGGCCTTCGGGGGCGATTGTGTACCACGGTACGGATGGTGTGTCGGGCATGGGGACCGAGCAGTACGACCGGCTGGTCGAGGAGATCGAGAGCCACCACATGGGCGCGCGCAATGCGGGGCGGCCGATGCTGCTGGAAGGGGGGCTGGACTGGAAACCGATGGGGTTTTCGCCCTTGGACATGGAATTCCAGAAGACCAAGGAAGCGGCGGCGCGCGAGATCGCGGTGGCCTTTGGCGTGCCGCCGATGCTGCTGGGGATTCCTGGAGAGGCGACATTCGCCAATTACGCCGAAGCGCATCGGGCCTTCTACCGCCTGACGGTCTTGCCGCTTGTGGCCCGTGTCTCAGCCGCCGTGTCGGTCTGGCTGTCGCAGCATATCGGGCAGGACGTGGTGCTGAAGCCCGATCTCGACCAGGTCCCTGCACTGGCAGCGGAGCGCGATGCGCAATGGGCGCGGGTGGCGCGGGCGGAGTTCCTGACTGCGGCGGAGAAGCGGAGCCTGTTGGGCCTGCCGGTTCTGTCCGAGGAGACGGCCAATGGCTGAAGCGCGTCCAGGGTACGAGCCGTTCGACTGTGCACCGGCGCTGCGCTTGGAGGCGCATGAGCGGCTGACGCTGGTGCGGTTCGAGGGCATTTCAGACCGGCTGGACCGGATCGAAGGATCGCTCGAGCGGCTGGAACGGCGGGTCTGGCTGGCGGTCTATGGCGTCGCGGCGGCGGTGGCTGCGGATGTTTTCATCGGGGTTTTGCAGGCCGCGCCATGAGCGTCGGAAAAAGGGGTAAGGTTATGGAACTGGAACGGAAATTTTGCCGGTTCGATGCAGCCGTGACGATGACGGATGGCTGCATGATCGAAGGCTATGCATCACGCTTCGGGCAGTGCGATCAGGGCAATGACGTGGTGGCCTCGGGCGCCTATGCGGCGTCGCTTGACCGGTTGATGACGAGTGGAGGCGCGGTGAAGATGCTGTGGCAGCACGATCCGGCGCAGCCCATCGGCATCTGGGACGAGGTGCGCGAGGACGCAACGGGGCTTTATGTGAAAGGCCGTCTGCTGGACAGCATCGCGCGGGGGCGCGAGGCGGCCGCGCTGGTGGCGGCGGGCGTGATCGACGGGCTGTCGATCGGTTATCGCACGAAGGCTGCGACGAAGGACAGGCAGGGCCGCAGGGTTCTGACGGAACTGGAGCTGTGGGAGGTGTCGCTCGTGACCTTCCCGATGCTGCCCAGTGCGCGGGTTGCGGCCAAGGGGGAAGCCCCCGAACTGGCGGATCTGCGGGAGATGGCGCGTCTGATCGACGAGGCACGCCAGACATTGGTGGACGGCTGAGAGCCGCCTTTTGACAACGGGAAAATCGGGATGAGTGAGACCGGGACAACGTCGCGGAGCGGGGAAGATGTGTCTCCGTTCGCCCAGGTGGGGGCCGCCTTGGCGGGGCTGGTGGACGATCTGCGCCGCCAGCGAGACGACTTCGACACAAAGCTACAGGAACAGGAAAAGCGAATGACCAACTTCGACCAGAAAACCGCCTTTAAGGGCCGCCCAGCGTTGGCAGGAGGTGTGAAGACCGAAGACGTGCACTACCGGGCCTTTGATGCCTATCTGCGCACCGGGGATGACGATGCGCTGCGCGGGCTGGAGCTGGATGTAAAATCCATGTCCACGGTCGTGAACGGCGACGGCGGCTTCCTGATTGATCCGGTGACGTCCGAGACCATCCAGGGCGTGCTGTCGAGCAGCGCATCCTTGCGGGCTGTGGCGTCGGTCGTCAATGTCGAGGCGTCGAGCTATGACGTGCTGATCGACCAGGGCGATGCCGGGGCTGGCTGGGCAGATGAGGTCAGCGCGCGCTCCGAGACCGGATCGCCGACCATAGACCGCATTTCGATCAAGCTGCACGAGCTGAGCGCGATGCCAAAAGCCAGCCAGCGTCTGCTGGATGACACGGCCTTTGATATCGAAACCTGGCTGGCGGGCAAGATTGCCGACACGTTTTCGCGCGCCGAGGCGGGGTCGTTTGTCGCCGGTGATGGCAATGACAAGCCGCGGGGCTTTCTGACCCATCCGACAATCGACAACGACGTCTGGACCTGGAGCAACCTTGGCTATGTCCCGACCGGCCTGGACGGCGATATCGGCACTGGCGACGCATTGATCGAGCTGGTCTACGCGTTGGGCGCGGAATACCGGGCGAACGCTGTTTTCGTTCTGAACTCCAAAACGGCCGGCACCTTGCGGAAACTAAAGGACGCGGATGGGCGTCATCTTTGGTCCGACGGGTTCGCCAGTGCTGAGCCGGCGCGTCTGCTGGGCTATCCGGTGCTGATCGCCGAGGACATGCCGGACATCGCGACGGGGGCCGATGCGATTGCCTTTGGTGATTTCCGCGCCGGGTACACCATCGCGGAACGTCCCGACCTGCGCGTGCTGCGCGATCCGTTCAGCGCCAAGCCGCACGTCCTGTTCTACGCGACCAAGCGTGTGGGCGGTGACGTAAGCGATTTCGCCGCGATCAAGCTGCTGCGCGTTGCCACTGCCTGAGTGGTGATGGCGGGCATGGGGAAGGCGGTGCGGGCCGTCTTCCTCATGGGGCGCGCGCCGGAGTGCCGGCGTTGTCTAGCCGCTCCCCTCCGTCCGAGCAACGACGGCGGCGCGCGTCCGACAACACCCCGGCCCCCGATCAAGGGACAGGTTTGCGGAGAACACGAGATGTATTTGATTGAAGAGAGCCAGATACCTGACGCGGCTTTGCCGGTGGCGCGGCTGCGAGACCATCTTCGGCTGGGCAGCGGTTTTGCCGAGGATGGGCTTCAGGACGGGTTGCTGGGCGGATTTCTGCGCGCGGCGATTGCAGCGGTGGAAGCGCGGACCGGCAAGGCGCTTTTGGTGCGGGATTTCCTGTGCAGCCTGCATCGCTGGCGCAATGTGATGGGACAGGTGTTGCCGATTGCGCCCGTGCAGGTGGTCACGCAGATCACGCTGGTCGATGCGTTGGGCGCAGGCACGGTGGTGACGCCGGATCGCTATGTGCTGGTGCAGGATGGGGAGGTCCCGAGGCTGGCGCCTTCCGGTGCGTGTCTTCCGTTGATCCCCGAGCACGGGAGCGCCGAGCTGCGGTTCCAGGCCGGGATGGCGAACGTGTTCGGCGATCTGCCGGCCGATCTGGCGCAGGCGGTGATGCTGCTGGCGGCACATTATTACGAATACCGGGACGAGACGGCGCTGGGCCAGGGGTGCATGCCGTTCGGTGTGACCAGCCTGATCGCGCGCTATCGCCCGGTGCGGCTGGGGTTCGGCACATGAGCGGGCCGCGGGTGACATCAAGGCTGGTTCTGGAGCGGCTGGAGGCCGTTCCAGATGGCGCGGGCGGCATGCACGAAAGCTGGGCGACGCTGGGCGTGCTCTGGGGCGAGGTGAAGCCACGCACGGGGCGCGAGACCAGGGGCGAGACCGGGCAAGTTTCTGTGACCGGGTTTCGGATCACCGTGCGGGCAGCCCCACAGGGCCATTCCGCGCGGCCTTTGCCAGAGCAGCGGTTTCGTGATGGCGCACGGGTGTTCCGGATCAATTCGGTAACGGAGGCCGATCCCGCTGCGCGGTTCCTGATCTGCATTTGCGACGAAGAGGTGGCGACATGAGCTATGCGGTGGCGGCGGCGTTGCAAGGGGCTGTGTACCAGCAATTACAGAGCGATGCGGGGCTGTCCGTCCTGGTCGGAGATCGGGTCTATGACGCGGTGCCGAAGGGGAGGTTACCAGATCTTTATGTCGCGCTGGGGCCGGAACAGGCGAAGGATGCCAGCGACAAGACGGGGCATGGGGCGTGGCACGAATTCGCGGTTTCCGTGGTCTCGGACGATGCGGGCTTCCAGACGGCCAAAGAGGTGTCGGCTGCGGTCTGCGACGCTCTGATCGACGCGGATTTGGCATTGGATCGTGGGCGGTTGGTGGCGCTGACCTTCAAACGCGCGGTGGCGCGGAGGGAAAAGGCGGGGCGACGGCGGATCGACCTGATCTTTCGCGCGCGGGTCGAGGATGACGCCTGAGGGCGTTGCGTATTTCCAAACAAATTCCAGACAGGGAGTGTGGACAATGGGTGCTCAGAACGGGAAAGACCTTTTGATCAAGGTCGATGTGGATGGCAACGGCACTTTCGAGACATTGGCGGGGCTGCGCGCCACGCGGGTCAGTTTCAACGCCGAGACGGTGGATGTGACCTCGCTCGAGAGCGAAGGTGGCTGGCGCGAATTGCTGGCAGGTGCCGGTGTGCGCAGCGTCGCGATCTCGGGGGCGGGCGTGTTCAAGGATGCCAGTACGGATGAACGGGCGCGGCAGATCTTTTTCGACAGCCAGACGCCCGAATTTCAGGTGATTATCCCCGATTTCGGGGTGGTGCAGGCGCCATTCCAGGTGACCGGCTTGGAATATGCCGGGTCGCATAACGGCGAGGCGACCTATGAGGTGTCGCTCGCCTCGGCCGGTTCCGCGGCCTTTACGGCGGCGGTCTGACCATGGCGAACCCGTGGCGTGGAGAGGTGACGCTGGTGATCGATGGGGAGCCCTATGTATTGCGGTTGACCCTTGGTGCCTTGGCGGAGCTTGAGGCTGAATTGGGCGAAGACACGTTGGTCGATCTTGTGGCGCGGTTCGAAAGCGGTGGCTGTTCGAGCCGGGATGTGCTGGCCCTGATTGTCGCCGGATTGCGTGGCGGCGGCTGGCGCGGCACGGCTGCGGATTTGATGGCAGCCGAGATCGAAGGTGGACCCCTGGCGGCAGCGCGGGTGGCTGCGGACTTGCTGGCGCGCGCGTTTACGCCGGTGGGTGAGGCGTGAGCCGGTTCGACTGGCCGGGGCTGATGCGCGCGGGACTGCGTGGCTTGGGTTTGCGACCGACGGAGTTCTGGGAACTGACCCCGGCTGAACTGCACCTCCTTTTGGGCGGCAGCGGTCCCGGGGCACTTGGGCGGAATGGGTTGGATGCGCTGATGGCGGCGTATCCGGACAAGCGGTCTGAGGACCGGGAGGATGTGAATGATTGAGTTGGACGGGATCGACGGTTTCGAGGCGCAGGTCAGTGCCCTGGAAGAGGTGCTTGCGGGTGCAACGACCATAGCGGGCGGGTTCCAGGCCGAGATGGCCAAGGTTCGGGACTCCTTGTCGGAGACCGGCAAAGGCGCGTCGAAACTGGAAGGTGCGCTGACCCGAGGATTGAGCCGGGCGATTGATGCAGTTGTCCTGGACGGGAAGTCACTGTCGGACGCGTTGGGCGGAATCGCGCAATCCATGATCGGAGCGAGTTACCGCGCGGCGGCAAACCCGGTGAAGGACCATTTGAGCGGGATGGTCATGCAGGGGATGACCCGTCTGCTGCCCTTTGCCGATGGTGCGAGCTTTGCGCAGGGACGCGTGATGCCCTTTGCGGATGGTGGCGTGATCAGTGGGCCGACAACATTCCCGATGCGCGGCGGTGTCGGATTGATGGGCGAGGCGGGCCCCGAAGCGATCATGCCGCTGGCGCGCGGGGCTGATGGCAAGCTTGGTGTCCGTTCAGGCGGTGGCGGCCGGTCTGTCACCGTGGTCATGAATATCTCCACCCCGGATGTGCAGGGGTTCCGGCGGTCGCAAAGCCAGATCGCGGCACGGATGGGCCGGGTTTTGGGTGCCGGTCAACGCAATCTTTGAGGAGGGAGAGCCATGCAGTTTCACGAGGTGAGGTTTCCGACTGCCTTGAGCTTTGGCTCTATCGGGGGGCCGGAGCGAAGGACGGATGTGGTCGCGCTGGCCAGCGGGTTCGAGGAGCGCAACACGCCCTGGGCGCATTCGCGCAGGCGATATGACGCCGGGATCGGGTTGCGATCGATGGATGATATCGACACGCTGATCGCCTTTTTCGAGGCGCGGCGCGGGCAGATGTTCGGTTTTCGTTGGAAGGACTGGTCGGATTTCAAATCCTGTATCCCGTCGGCGCAGGTTTCCGCGACCGACCAGCAGATTGGAACGGGGGATGGGGCTGCGCGCATTTTCCCGCTGAGCAAGGCGTATGCCTCGGGTGATGCCAGCTATGTTCGTCCCATCGCAAAGCCGGTTGCCGGCAGCCTGCGGGTTGCGCTGGATGGCGCGGAGCAGGCCGAGGGCCCGGATTTCAGCGTCGATACTGCTACAGGTGCGGTGACATTCGTGACCGCTCCACCTGCCGGTGCGTTGGTGGCGGCTGGGTTCGAGTATGACGTGCCCGTGCGCTTCGACACGGACCGTATTCACACCAGTGCGGCGACGTTTCAGGCCGGTGAGGTGCCGGATGTGCCGGTCGTGGAGCTGCGGGTCTGATGGCCGGGGCAGAGGCGCTGGCCGCGCATCTGGCCGAGAGTGTGACAACCGTGGCACGTGCCTGGGAAGTCAAGCGCAAGGACGGGCGGCGGTTCGGTTTTACCGACCATGACCGCGACCTGGACTTCGGCGGAGTTCTGTTCAGGGCCGATACCGGGCTGAGCGCCGCCGCGGTGCAGCAAGGCACCGGGCTGGCGGTGGACAATTCCGAGGCTGTTGGCGCGCTGAGCGACGACAGCGTGACCGAAGCGGATATCGCAGCGGGGCGCTTTGATGGCGCAGAGGTGACGGCTTGGCTGGTCAACTGGTCGGATCTTTCGGCGCGCAAGGTTCTGTTTCGCGGCAGCCTGGGCGAAATCACGCGCAGCGGTGGTGCGTTTTCAGCCGAGCTGCGTGGGTTGACCGAGTGGTTGAATCGCCCCGTGGGGCGCGTGTTTCAGGCACCGTGTTCGGCAGTTCTGGGGGACAATGCCTGCGGCGTCGATATCAGCGGCGATGGCATGTGGACCGAGGCGACCGTCACTGGTGTCAGTGACAAGGGACGGTTGACCTTGGCTGGGGCATCTGGATTCGCCGTGGAATGGTTCGAACGCGGCCGGTTGACTGTTCTGGACGGGCAGGCCGACGGGCTTTGGGCCACGATCAAGCGCGATGTGCTGTTCGATGACGGCACGCGCGAGATCGACCTTTGGGAACCGTTGCGGGCGCGGTTGGATGCCGGCGACCGCGTGAAGCTGATCGCGGGATGCGACAAGAGATTTGAAACCTGCCGGAGCAAGTTCAATAACCTCATAAACTTTCAGGGTTTTCCGGATATTCCGCAGGAAGAATGGATCATGATCCATCCAACCATGGCGCAATCGCGCAGTGGTGGGAGCCTGAGATGACCGAGACTGATGTGGTTGCTGCCGCCCGGCGTTGGATCGGCACACCTTACGTGCATCAGGCAAGCCTGTGCGGCGCGGGTGCAGATTGCCTTGGCCTTTTGCGGGGCGTGTGGCGCGACGTGCTGGGTGGCGAGCCGGCTGTTGTGCCGCCCTATTCGCCGGACTGGGCCGAGGCGCGGCGTGACGAGCCGCTCTTGCGTGCGCTTGCCGACCGGATGCGGGCCAAGGGGATAGACGATGAAGCGCCCGGGGATGTGATCCTGCTGCGCATGCGAGACCGTGGCGTTGCCAAACATCTTGGGCTTCAGGCGCGCATTGGGGCGCGGGGCAGCTTCGTGCATGCGTATTCCGGACACGGGGTTATCGAGACAGCGTTGAGCGCGCCATGGCAGCGGCGCATCGTGGCGCGTTTCGCATTCCCGGAAAAACACAAGGGATAA